TATGGAAAAAACAAGCTTTATCTGATAAAAAAATTATAGATTTTTTATAAATTTTTAGTATATATAAAATATGGCACATTACGCAAAATTAGATGAAAACAATATTGTAACAAACGTCCTTGTTATAGATGATAAAGACGTAGCTAATAACGGTGGAGAGAGATCTACTGAAGCTGAACAATGGGTATCTGATAATTTTGAGGGAGGTGTTTGGAAACAAACATCCTACAACACAAGTATGGGAAAATATTTTGATCCTGAAACAGGATTAGAATCCGAAGATCAAAGTAAGTGTTATAGAAAAAATTATGCAGGTATTGGATACATATATCATGTAGATATAGACGGGTTTAGTCCGTCAAAACCTCATGAATCATGGACATTAAATTCAACTACAGGAAGATGGCAACCCCCTGTTGCATTTCCAATTACCACTACTACAGGTGTAACTTTAACAGGAATTTTAGGTGTAAGTTATGAACAACCTTATAATTATGATTGGGATGAGTCAAATCAAAGATGGATTGCTTATACTATAGATGTTAATGGTGTGTTAGAAAATAATTATATATGGAATTCAACAAATTTAGAATGGGAGATTAACAATGGCTAAAGGAAACGGCGGAGTAATAGGTGTCGATAATAGTGTTATAACATCTTTAACTACAACTTTTACAAGTCCAGGAACTTTTACATCAAGACCAACTACCTCAACTGCGGGAGTTTTAGTAGTCGGTGGTGGAGGTGGAGGTGGAAATTCAAGTAATAATAAAGGTGGTGGTGGAGGAGCTGGAGGTGTAGTTCTTGTACCCGCACCTAATTTTGCTGTTGGTCCTGCAACACCTGTCGCTGTTACAATTGGTGGTGGCGGAGGTTCATCTGGCACCGGATCTGATACAAATGTTGGACCAGGTACACCCTTAGCTTTAATTGCTAAAGGTGGTGGAGATGGTGGAAACATACCTAGAGGTGCTGGCGGTACCGGAGGTTCTTCCGGTGGAAGTGCAGGCCCTCAATCAGGTAGTAGTGTAGGACCAGATCCTGCGGCTGGAAGTCAACCAGGTCAACCAGGTAACTCAGGAACTTTTGGTCACGGTAATAAAGGTGGTTTTTTACCTGCTGCTTCTCCTCCAGGAAACGTTGGAGGAAATGGCGGAGGTGGTGCCGGTACTGCTGGAACTTCTGCTGGACCAGGAGGCGGAAACTATGGTGGTGGAAATGGTGGAAATGGTTTAGATGTTAGACCTGTTTTTGGACCTACACAACCTTGGTACATTACACCTTCAAGTCAAGACGGATTTTTTGGTGGTGGAGGCGGTGGTGCACCTTCTCCCCCATACCCACCAAGTGCTAGAGGTGAAGGCGGTAAAGGTGGTGGATCACCTGGACCCGGAGGTGGATCACCAGGAATGAGAAATGCACCAGGAGCTGTTGCAGGATCAGGCGGCGGCGGAGGATCCAATAATCCAAATGGAAAAGGCGGGGCCGATGGTAGAGTTGCTTTTATAGAACCAGGTGCTGCACCCGGAGTATGGTCAATGCAATCTTTATTTTCTGCGGTTAGTGAAGGCAACTGGCCAAGTTAACCTAGACATATTTTTTTAATAATATATAAAAGTGTCATAAAGACATGAATTTTAAAAATAACTATTGGTATTTTACTAAAGCATTACCAGATCATTTTTGTGATAAACTTGTTAAGTTTGGTAGTTCTAAAAAAGAACAGGTGGGTATAACAGGTGGTTTACAAAGAGATGCACAAAAAAGTAAACATTCACAAGTAGTACATAAAGAAGAAGATTTAAAAGAAGAAGATTTATTAAATCTTAAAAAAAGAAGAGATTCAAATATTGTTTGGTTAAGTGAAAAATGGCTTTACAGATATTTACATCATTATGTTAGAGTAGCTAATCATAATTCAGGTTGGAATTTTGAATGGAGCTATTCCGAAGCTGCTCAATTTACAAAATATAAACTTAATCAATTCTATGATTGGCATTGTGATAGTTGGAAAGAACCTTATGGTGATAAAGAAGGTCCTGACTTAAAAGGTAAAGTAAGAAAACTTTCAATGACTTGTTCTTTATCAGACCCTAAAGATTATAAAGGGGGAGAATTTGAATTTAAACTTAACGATGATTCAAGTGGAGATACCTACACTCAAATATGTAAAGAAGTGCAACCAAAAGGATCTATAGTTATTTTTCCTTCTGATACATACCATAGAGTTAAACCTGTAACACAAGGGATAAGACATTCATTAGTGTTATGGACTTGTGGTAATCCTTGGAAATGAACATTTATTTTTTAACAGGTATACCTAGAGCAGGTAATACAATACTATCAAGTGTTTTTAATCAAAATCCTCATGCAAAAATAAGCGCACACAGTGTATTACCTTTGTTAATTAACAGTATCATACATGTTAAGAATGATAATAGATTTAAAAATTTTCCTGATTTTAAAGGTATTGACAATATAATTAAGAAACTATTTATTAATTATTATGAACACTATAAATGCTCAACTATAATTGACAGAGCAGCATGGGGATTTCATTTAAATGTGTTAGAACATATGCCGGTAAATAATAAATTTATAGTACTACATAGACCTCTACTAGAAGTCATGGTTTCTTTTGTTAAAGTAGAAAAACCTAAAGACGTAGTTAAATATTGTGATGATTTATTATTAAAAGAAACAATTTTGTCCGATGCATTAGCTTCTACTCAAAATATTATTGATAGCAAAAAAGAATATCTATTAATAACTTATGATGATTTAATAAATAATATTTTTGAATGTATAAAAAAAATATGTGAATTTGTTAATGTACCTTACATTAAACCAGACCTTAATAATATTAGACAATTAAATATTAATGGTGTAGAGTACAATGATAGCGTGTTATCGGGAAACTTCCACACTATAAAAACAGGAAAATTTATAAAGAATAAAACTAATATAGAAGAATTTTTACCACAAAAAGTTATAGATAAATATAAAAATTTTGATGTCAGATTTTAAAATTAATAAATATACTATAATTAAAAACGCTATATCTAAAGAGTTAGCAGAGTTTGCTTACAATTATTTAATTTTAAAAAGAAAAGTAGCTAGAACTTTATTTGATGATAATTTTATACCACCTTTCGAAACTATGTTAGGAGTATGGAACGATCCACAAGTTCTTGAAACTTATTCTAATTACAGTGATATTGTAATGGAAACTTTGTTAGAGAAAGTAAAACCTATTATGGAAAAACAAACTGGATTAAACTTATGTCCTACTTATTCCTATTCAAGAATATATAAAAAAGATGATGTTTTAGAAAGACACAAAGATAGAATGTCGTGTGAAATATCTACAACAATGAATTTAGGAGGAGATCCTTGGCCAATATTTTTAGAACCAAATGAAACAAAAGGTAAAAACACTGATGATGGTTATGTTTCAGAAAATACTGTTGGAGTAAAAATAGATTTAAATCCTGGTGACATGTTAGTTTACTCTGGTTGTGTATTAGAACATTGGAGAGATAAATTTGAAGGACAAAACTGCGCCCAAGTATTTTTACATTATAATAATATTGAAACTCAGGGTGATAAAAATAAATATGATGGGCGACCGCATTTAGGACTACCTTCGGATTATAAGCGTGGATAATTTTATATATGAATTTAATATAAATAAAGACCTTTGTGACAAACTAATTGATTATCATAAATTAAATCAAGAATACAAACACGAAGGAGTTAATTCACATAAAGAAGTAGATAAAACTTTAAAAGATTCTATAGATGTTAATGTGTATCCTAGTAGTAATAATCCTGATATAGGTTTTTATTTTAATGAAATAGGTGAAGGTTTATTTAAATATTTTAAAACATATACATTTCCAGAACCCTCTAATATGAGTTTAAATCTTTTTACAAAAGAAGGTTTTAATATTCAATACTATCCTCCAGGTGGGGGATATAAAAACTGGCATTTTGAAAGAGCTGACACACATGGTCATATAATCACAAGAACACTTGTATTTATGACTTATTTAAATGACGTAGAAGATCAAGGAGAAACAGAATTTCATTTTCAAGAAGTTAAAATTAAACCTAAGAAAGGTTTATCTCTTATTTGGCCAGCAGATTTTACATATACTCATAGGGGTATACCTTCCCCAACCCAGGAAAAGTATATTGCAACTGGGTGGTTTAATATGGTATAAGTTTTCTTTAAATTAGGACACATATGCTACAAAAACTAGGTTTTTTACCAGGATTCAATAAACAAGTTACATCTACCGGTGCAGAGTCTCAATGGATAGACGGAGAAAATGTACGTTTTAGATATGGTACACCTGAAAAAATAGGTGGTTGGAATCAATTAGGTGCAGCTAAGTTAACAGGTGCAGCTAGGGGTTTGCATCATTTTGTAAACAAAACATCAACAAAATTTGCAGCCATAGGAACTAATAGAATTTTATATGTATATTCTGGTGGTGTGTTTTATGACATTCACCCTTTAGTTAATCCATTAGGTACAGCTATTACAAGTGCGTTTAGCACGGTTAACGGATCACCAACTGTAACTATTACATTTCCAACTCCAACTACTTTTAAAGCAGGTGATATAATTTTATTTGGAGATACATCTACTTTTAGCGCTATTACAAATTCTAATTTTGGTGCTACTGATTTTTGTGACAAAACATTTATGGTAACTAGTGTACCAACAACAACCACTATAACTATTACAATGCCTAGTAATGAAACAGGAAGTGGTGCAACAACATCAGGTGGTATAAAATACTATCAATACTATCATGTGGGACCAGCAGAACAAATAGGAGCGTTTGGTTGGGGTATTGCATTGTGGGGTGGTAATATATTAGGAGCATTAACTAATACTTTAAACGGAGCTATTAGTGCTACGTCAGGAGGAAACAATGGTTCTGCTACAGAGATTACATTAACCAATGCAACAGGTTTTCCATCTACAGGAACTAACCATGTTCAAATAGGAACAGAAGAAATATCATATACAGGGATTTCTGGAAATAAATTAACAGGTATAGGAAGAGCGGCTAGAGGATCAACAGCCACTACTCATTCTAATGGTGCAACAGTAACTAACTCATCTAGTTTTACAGGATGGGGATCGCCAGCAGCTAACACTGACCAAGTAACAGATCCAGGATTATGGTCTTTAGACAATTTAGGATCAACTCTTATAGCATTAATACATAACGGTGAATGTTTTGAATGGGATGGCGATGCAACAAGTGCAACATCAACAAGAGCTACAATTATAACGGGTGCACCAACAGCGTCACGTGATATGTTAGTGTCTACACCTGATCGTCACTTAGTATTTTTTGGAACAGAAACAACTATTGGTGATAAAACAACTCAAGATGATATGTTTATAAGATTTTCGTCTCAGGAAAATATAAATGACTACACACCTACAGCAGAAAATACTGCTGGCACACAAAGACTGGCCGCCGGATCACGGATCATGGGTGGTAAACTAGGTAGAAATGCAATTTACATTTGGACGGATACATCTTTATTTACCATGCGTTTTGTAGGTCAACCATTTACATTTGCTTTTGAACAAGTTGGTACAAACTGTGGATTAATTGGTATGAATGCAGCTGTAGAAGTTGATGGTGCTGCGTACTGGATGTCTGATAATGGTTTCTTTAGATACACTGGTAAACTAGAATCTATGGACTGTTTAGTTGAAGACTACGTTTACGATGACCTTAACATAACATCTAATCAATTGGTTTATTGTGGTATTAATAATTTATTTGGTGAAATTACATGGTTCTATCCAACAAGTACGTCTAATGTAGTTAACAGAGCAGTTACATATAGTTATTTAGATTCAACATCTAAAAGACCTATATGGTTTACAAATGCAAGTTCGTTGTTTCCAAGAAGCACTTGGGAAGATTCTGCAGTATTTGGTTTACCTCATGGAACAAAATATAATGCAGGTGATGATGCATCTTACGATGTAACTGGTAATACAGATGGTACAACAATTTATTTTGAACATGAAACAGGAGTTAATCAACAAGAAGCAGCAACTACGGCTGTAGCTATTCCAGCAAATATTACATCTGGAGATTATGATATTACACAAAAAGTTATTAGAGGAGCTGCAACTAACTTAGGTGATCTTAGAGGTGATGGAGAAAACATAATGAGAGTTAGTAGAATAATACCAGATTTTATAGCACAACAAGGAAACGCTATTATACAATTAGATTTAAGAAATTATCCAAATGACACTGCAGCCAGTTCATCATTGGGTCCTTTTACAGTATCTTCTACAACAGATAAAGTAGACACAAGGGCTAGAGGTAGAGCTATAGCTCTTACAATATCTAATACAGCAGTAGATACCAGTTGGAAACTAGGTACTTTTAGGTTAGATATACAAACTGGAGGAAGACGATAATGTCAGTAGATAAAA